TTCAGGGAAACCTTGTCGACCGCTTCACTCAAGCTCGCCAGATTTTTTGCCGTGGGCCCTAAATCAGATCCCTCGGCGCCCTTGCGGGCCTCGGCCAGCTTGTTTTCCGCCTCGATCGCCGACTTGACACCCTCGACAAAAGGCGCGGCCAAACCTTCGCCTTTGAACAGCTCCGAGAGATCCAGCTCGCCCAGACCGCTGTCCTCCAGGCTCTTTTTGAAACTTTCGACTTTCTTGCTGACCGCTGACATGTCGTCGTCCATTTTCTGGACGCCATTCACGACAAGGGCCATGTTCACAACCGTCTGGGTATTCGCCGTGAATGTGTTAGTTGTCGTAGCCATCACTGCACCTGCTGCATCGCATTGATCCGTTGCGCGTGCTCCAGGGATTCCCGGAGCACATCCAGTGGCCTGGCCATCATCTGTTCGGGGTCAACCTTCCAGAACCAGGCCAGGTCATAGGCGACCGCAATCAGCTCGCCGATGGCTGCGATGCCGCACTCATGAAAAAACCCGCCACCGCCCAGCTCAAGGTATTGAGGTCGGACAGGTCCAGCTGGTTGACCGACGACGGCGGGATGCCGGCGCAGACCGCGATGTACTTGGCCGCGACATCCATGTCGAGGCTGACGTCTTCGCCCTTGTCGATCTTGTACGGCAGCGCCTTGATCGCCCGCACTTCCTGAACCGTCGGACGGCGCAAGGTGAGTTCGCTCAGGGGTTCGCCGTGGGCCTCGATGGGCACCTGCAACTTCACTGGATCAGTCATTGCCAGGTCCCCTTGATGCCTTCGAATTTCAACGCGATGGTTGCGTCGTCACCCTTGGCAGACGGGGTGTCGCTCAGGTAGGCACCGGCCAGGACGTAGACCTTGCCATTGCTGAATTCGCAGGTGACGGTCATGTCGGTGCCGGCGACCAGTTGCTTGAGCGGGAAGTCCGGCGTGTACAGCGCGGTTACCGCGAAAGTTGGAGCGACGTCGGTTTCCTTGTAGAAACCCGGCACGACCGTTTCCCGTTTAACGAACATCAGCGGGGCTTCGCAGCCGCCATTGATAGTCAGTTGAGCGCCGTCCACTTTGACGTAGCAGGTGCCCGCAATCAGTTGACCCATGGTGTATCTCCTTGCAATAAAAAGCCCGCATCGAGCGGGCTGGGGTTACGCAGTGTGAGCAGGCAATCAGGCCGCCGCGTCGTACTGCAGGCGGAACTGGTTGAGCAGCGCGAACACACGCAGGCCATTGATGTAGTCCGGCGGGAACAGCACGTTGACCCGGCTCGGGTCCTGGCTGTCGCGCTCGACGATCAGGTGATCGGCGAACATCTCGGCGTTCTCCACGTGACCTTCCAGCTCGAGCTTGGCGTACTGGGCGATCAGTTCACCGCGGATGGTGCTCGGGGTGAGGATCGGCTGGCCGGCGCCGAAGCGGGTGCCATCGTCCGCAAGCTTGTGGCGACCGTACTTGCTGGTGATCACGCTTTGCAGGCGGCGCACGATAAAGGCCGACTGGTGCATGGTCTCGCTGTCCAAGTAGGAGTTGTCCGCCTGGCCGTAAGCGTTTTTCTGGTAGGTGGTGATGGCCCGCTGGATGCGCACGTAACCGCCTTCGTAGTAGGCGGTGGCCAGACCGTAGCTGAGCAGCGACTGACGTTCGGTCAGGGTGAAACGCTCGCTGGCCGCAGCCGGATCGATACCCGCCAGGCTGCCGCTCTGGGTCGGACGGCTGGCGTCGGCGGAGATAAACACCGAAGTCCGCGCGGCCAAGGCCGAGGCCTGGACCCAGAACGGTTGTGGCACACCCGGCTCCATGGCCAGGATGGTCATGTGCTGGTCGTTACGGGTCTGACCGGCTGCCACCAGGGTGCCGACAGTACCGCGCTTGGCGGTGTAGACATGACCGAACAGTTGCTTGGACCAGGACCAGCGACCGACGCTGTCATCCATCGCCGATTGCCAGGCATTCAGGGTCGCCACATCGGACCACGGCTGGCAGATGAATTCGAACGGTTCATCGCCGAGTGCCGCGAGTGCCGCAACCTGGTCCGGCACACCGGTGCCACCGGCCATTGGCGCAGAAACGATGGTCAGGCCGGCCGGGGTCTGCTCGCCATTGCTCTTGCCCAGGCGATTGAACTGCAGGCTGATGTCATTGCCGCTGTCACCGGTCCATTTGCAGGTCAGGGTCACGGTGCCATCGACGGCCACGGCGCTGACCGGCAGGTCGGTCGCGGCGTTGACTTGCAGCGCCAGGGTGGTAGCTGCCTGGGCGGCGGTCGCCCCGTTGACCACGGCGGCCTGGACCCGCACACCACCGACATACAGGTTGAGCACGCCGCTTTCAGTGGCGGCGCCGGTCAGTTTCAGATCGGCCTTGGCGATGCTGCCCACGGTGCTTTGCAGCGGCAGGCACCAGATCTCGCCGATCGGATCGGTCTTGCGCCAGGTGTCGTACATCGAGGCGAGCATCGAGCCCTGGCCACCAATGCTTTTCGCCAGGGCGACGCTGGAGACCAGCACCAGGCTGCCGACTTCGGTGCTGGTGGCGTTGTCGTTGACCTGGGCGACGATCAGGCCGCGCAGGGTCGACGACGCGCTATTGGCCGCCGAGTTGTCCATTTCGGCATAGAACAGCGGAACACGCAGGTCCGCGGGGATGTTGCTGAATCCGATAGCCATTATTGGGCATCCTGTGGTTGTGCCGCTTGCACGGCGTTGAGGGTGATATCGCCATCCGCCAGACGACGGCGCCACCAAGCGCTGTCGGCCACTTCACGGCCTTCGAGCGGTAGCAGGTCGCCGGCTTCCAGGTCCGGTACGGCGCGGCCCGGGGCCGGCACTACGGTGATGCGTTGGGTCATTGCGTTACGTCTCCAGAGAAAGTCAGCTCCAGGCGCCCGTCGGGGCCTGGGCGGTGCAGATTGGGGTCGGCGGGATCGATGGCATCGACCTTCACCGTGACCCCGGTAAAAGACGGCAAGCCGTCCAATTCACGCTCGTGCCAGGTTTCGGCCGGGTCCGTGGAGCGATTGCGCCCCAGTTGGAACTCGGCGAAGAAATGCAGGCTATAGAGCAGGCGGCTGGCGTTGATCGAGATCAGTTCGCCGCCGTCGTATTCGATGGGGTTGTAATAGGTGTCGGGTTTGAAGCCGACCAGGGCCCGCCAGAGTTCGGCGCGCAGGCTGTGGAGTTGGTCGAAGGCTTGGGCGCCGTTGCTGGCGTCGAGCACCAGGGTCAGTTCCAGGCGATCGCTCAGGGTCTGGCGGGCGACGTTTTGTGAAGCGTCCTTGCTCGCCAGGTCGGTCATCACGGTGACGAAGGCCGCCGGGGTTTGCAGCGTGGTGTTGCTTTGCAACAGGTCGAGATCAAGGCCGGTGGAAATGCGATTGGCAAGACTGGGGCATTGAGCACGCAGTTGCGTGAGAATCGGGGTGATATTCATGGGGGTCACCGGGTAATAAAAAACCCGTCGATTGACGGGTTCGACAGGCGATCATTCGCCTCCAGAAAGCCCGCGTCCTTGCGGGCTGGGCCCTGCTCTCGGGCCCGGTGGCTCCAGTCCGTTGGTGGTATCCGAGGTGCTCGTTGTCCGGGTCGCTGTCCGGCTATTGTTCCGGCCGGGTCTCCGGGGGAGGCGTTTCGTCCACCCCCAGGCGCTTGGCCGCCCAGCGCTCATAAAGGCCGATGGCGGCATCCGCACCGGCCATGGCGGTCAGGCAGCCAAAGGCACCGGCGGTCCAGATCGATACGCCGGCGGCATACAGCAGCATGATGGTCGACACACCGCAGACCATGCAGGCCCCGGAGCGCAGAACCAGACGCCGCAGCAGCACCCAGCCACGGGCACCGTCCTTGTCGGCGCGCCACATTTCGCCGGAAACCCCGCCGACCACAGCCAGCAGGATGACCAGCCAGATAGGCATGTCCACCAACGCTTGTTGCTCGCTCGTCATGTCACGCCTCCTGCAATAAAAAAGGGCCATTCATTGGCCGGTGATGGTTTGCGCTTGTTGTTCAAGGTGAAGGGTTCTCTTGAGAGCCCGCGTTCGGTGGGCATTCCAAAAAGCCCGGTCACCCAGGCTTTTCAGTAATGCGGTCCTGATACCCGGCCCTCGACCCGCTCGCGCTTTCAGCGATGGGGCTCCTGGCCGGACACCTGATCTTTCGGCGCTACTGGCGCGGTACGGATCGATTCAAATTGTTCTTCCGACCGCGACCCTGTCCGCCGGATAACTGCTTACGGTGCTTTACGCTGCACACCCGGGTCAG